CCAGCGACGACTTCTTTAATTTGTCCAACTGTAGGCATAGCGGGGATATTTCAAGTTAATGTTAGGCGTGACCTTTCACACCAAGAGCACCAAACGCACCGTGCTTGACCTTCGAGCGGTCATAATTCGGTGTGCCAGTGGTCCGCTTGGCGCTCTCACGCGCTCCGGGTTCCAGCATAGCAGTTTGACTAACGTCTTTGGCAGAACCAGTCTTGCCGTCGTAGGATTGAGTAGGAAGTTTCATTTCAGTCTTTGAATTAAAAGTGCCCGTGATTGAAGGCTCACGGGCCGAAGCCTCAATCATTAATAACCCCAAACCAGCACGCGGAATGTTCCGCTAACGTCCGCAGGGTCGTCACGACTCGCATCCGTTGCTTGCGCGGGATTATAGAAAAACAGCTTAGAGCCATCATAACTCGGGCACGTGTGAAGTGCCAAAGCATCGTCAGACTTCTGAGCCATCGTCGAACCAAGGATCACTCCCAGCCCGATTGTTGACGCATCAACCGTGTTGGAGGCACCACCCTGAGAGCTAAGCACAAGCGTCAGTTGCTTATACTTAACCATCATAGGAGTGGCAACAACTTGCCAACCTCTCGTGACCGTCACATTGTCAGATGTAAGAGCAGCCATAAGATTAAGCAGTTACGCCAGTGATACCTTCAAGATACATATGGTTTTCCGGAGCTTTCACAACCAGACCACCTTCACCAAGGAACTCATCCTTACGGCCGTCTTCATCGTTGTTCTGACGATTCTTCAACAGCGTAACTTCCGAATCCTGCAGGTCATTCCAACCAAGGCAACCCACGTCCAGAATAAACCCGCTCGTGCGCAGCGAAGAGCGCTGGAACAGCGGATGAGACTTCAGATACAGCGTTCCCCACGGGCTTTCCCACATGTTGATCGTCATACCATAAGACTCTTCCTTGGTCTTGAGCGTAGTCGTCTTAATCGACTTCATCTCAAAGTAGCTCTGGAACACCGAGTAAAGCGTAGAGCCGCAAACCAGAAGCTTCTCAAAGCTCGAATCAGCGGTGTCTTCAAAGCAACGACGCACCAGCATTTCCAGCTGAGCCATCGTCACCGTGCCATTCACCGCGATCACGCGCTTCTGCTCCTCAGTCGCCCAAGAAGAACTCGTAATAGCCGAACCGCCCGGACGATATCCGAACGAACCACCAGAGGCTTTCTCATATTCCTTAAGGAACCAGAGCACGCCACCCATGAAGCGCTGTGGCACAGACTTGCCATTCTGGTTAGTCACAGTGCGAACCGCGCGCTCACCAAAGAACGTGCTCATTTCCATCGCCTCAGTGAGACGAAGCGAAGCCTGCTTAACAGCACTAGTGTAAACACCAGTTTTGTCAAACCGCTGGCCAGCCTTGAGCGCATTGCGAGAGAACGGACCAACCGTTTCACGGAAGATCTGCGTGTAGTTCTCGACTTCAATCGGGAACTCGTAACCACCTTCACGCGAGCGGTCACCTTCAGCGGCAGCCTTACCAATGACCATCACCGAGATCGAATTAGCATCCGTGTCATTGGACACCGAGGCCACCGTCTCATTCGACGTCACCAGAATGTAATCACTCGTGGTGTCAATTGCCGTAACCGAACCCTTGAGGTCCAGATAAGCACTGGCCGCCGCATTAGGCACCCGCTTGATCCAAACCACATCATCCACGCGGAACTTACTTGCATCCGCCACGAACACGCCATAAGTCGTGCCTGCAGTGAAGCTGAAACCAGCAGCGGCCTGAGAAGTCGTGACGGCGCTATTGGTAAACGGTCCTGCCCCACCACCGCCGAGTGAACCAGAAGTAGCAGTTGTAGATTCTGCATGGGCGTGACGCTGTTCAAACCAAGAGAATTTTGGTTTGTCAGTTTCTTCACTGTCCATGAGCGAGAGCAGGTAAGTCAAGATAGCCTTGCCCTGCGGGTATTTCCAAAAGATGGAACGAATGGCCTTTTCAGAGTATGTAGCCTCCAAGTCAGCCGAAGACATTAGTCCGAGCATTGTGTTGTGTGTTTAAGTGTTTCTTAGAGGTGGTCGAGGAATGAAGCTGCACCAGTTTTGCCTTGCGGGAAGCCACCACCTCCGGAGCCTCCACGACGCATTCCAAAACTGCCCGCTTGTCGTTGCTGGTTCTGAACCGACTTCAAGCGGAAATTCGGATCAATCTGGCGGATCATCTGCTCTGCAACGAGAGCAACCTGTTTTTGTGCCGCGCTTTTGTTTGTGGTTCCATCCGGATTAGTGGGCGGAACATAGCCAGAAGCAGCCAATTGCTCCACGGCTTGTCGAACAACCCTAGCTTTTCCCTGCAACGCTGGAAAGCGGGTTTCAACATGTTTAACAAAGTTCTTCGTCTGCTGCTCACGAACAAACGCTCTTTGAGCTTCAACCTGCTGTTGAAGGGGAGAAAGGGCATCCTGGAACAAAAGCTGGGAAGACGTCGTGGCAAACTTAGCCGCGCCGTCGAGCATCTCTTGAAACTTAGCCACAAGGGCATCAGGATCTGCCTCAGGGTCACGAAGGAGCTTTACAAGCTCTTCGTTAACCTTATAGCGATTCAGCCTAGCATCAATCTCATCAGGAGAAAGCTGCTGCTGTTGACGCTGCGGTGCGTTTGCCATTGCGGCCCGCGTAGCAAGTTCAACAATCTGCTGTTGTGTAAGACCACCCGCAGGCGGTGTAGGTGAATCATCGTCATCATCTTGGATGTCGTCGTTTCCATCTTCGAGCCCAGGCTCGTTTTCATCAAGCGGAAGATCATCTTCAATGTCTTCCAAGTCATCATTATCGTTTGGCATTGTGTTCGTTTAGTTTTTGGTTGAGATCAGCTTCCGTTGAGGAAACTAGATCGAGAAATTTTTTCGTTTCAGCCAACGCACCGATCATGCGCTCGCGGATGGCAAACTGAGCAAAGTCTTTTGGAGCATCTTGAAGAATGGTTGCAAGTCCTTTTTCATAAGCAACTTTGTTTTCAAGAATAAATCCATTAAAGACCTCATTTTGTTTAAGCTGCTCCAGGGAGAGGAGGAGCTGATTGAGTTCCTGGCGGGATAGGAGGCTGGGTTCCGGGTTGTCCATTTGGAGGAAGGGTTGGTTGAGGTGGGAGTTCAAAGCGATCAAGATTCTTCACCCCACGAAGGGCCTGAATTTCCTTAATCATAGCGACAAGGTCAAGATTCGTTGCCGCAAGCACCTCAGGGTTGGAGGCAAGAATGCCGACAAGTTCTTGCAAGGATTGCGCAATATAGTTCTTCTCACTAGAAAGCGTGCCATCATAGGAGAAGTAGTCTTCATTACCGATCAACGTGGTTGGATCTTCGGCATGAAAGTAGTTCCAATATTCTTGCGCATTATCCCCAACCACCCGCTCAAAGGTCTCAAACATCAAATCTTGGCGGGTGTTAAGCAGCATCTTCCTTCCCTGAGAAGCAAGACCGTCGATCCACACAGTGGCAGCAATCAGCTTCATTCTTGAAGCCGCCCCAGCATTAGCTGCACGGTTCTCAGTCGCAGAACGACGGCCAGAAGCAACCTGGCCCATCGAGTTCTCATTGACGCCAGACACAATTTGCATCATCCGCATCAACGTTTCTGCATCCTGCATGTGTGTAACCGTTGGATCGACGGTCTTGAGTTGCTGGATAAACGCATTAACCCCTTGGTTATAGGGTGCATTTTTCTTCAACCGAATATATTTAGCCCCAGCCGTGAGGTCTGAGACTTCAATAAAGCTAGGATCAACCACATACCGGCCTTCCACATTCTGCCGCACCGCTGCCACACGAGCGTTAAGCAGCCAAGTGACAACCTCCTGCAACGGATCAATCAACATCGAAAGCGAATCACACAGCTCCGTGTGCTGATCCGGCGACATCGTAAGAATGTCATAAGTGAACTCATTATGTGGCGCGTTCAACGGACGGGCAGAAATAATCCGCTGGTCATTCGCAATGCCAAAAACCCAAATCTCTTCCTCTTCACTCTCAGAAAGCTCATAATCCTTTGGAGTAACCTTAGCTTGCACCGTAAGAATGCAAACCATATAATCATCCGTCTTAGCACCCTTCCGTTGCATCTGAGGATCAATATCCTTCAACCGCGTGCTATTCTGCCTCGTGCGCCAAGCCTTTGCATCAAACGGAGTAATGTGCTCAGTGCCGAACACTTCCCCATTCTTCTCCATCGCGCGGAGTTCCTGAAAGTGAAACTGTGTTTCATCCGCAGCAAACCGCCCACGTTTCCAACTCGAAAGTGGTTGGCGGGTATCATAAAAGAAATAATACGGCGAGATAACCTCAACCTCATTTCCATCATAGACCACCACTTCATCCACCATCTCCGCGGGCTGTTCCATCGGCAGCATCATCCCAGCCATCAAGTCAAACGGAAGCTCCATTGTTTCAGCCTTCCGCTTAACCTCCTTACTCTCAAACCTCCAGCTTGTCTTCATCACTCCAATGTTAAACCTTGCCATATCCAACAAGGCTTGAACCAGCTTCGAGTGATAATTGGTATTCCGAACTTCCCGATCAATCACAGCTTGGCAAGCGGTAAGGGCAGCGCCATAGTCTTCGGGGCCAGTGGGAACGAGTTCAAAGATGGATTCTTTTTGCGTGTAAGCGAGGAAGAGGAAAGTGACAAGCGTGTTGACCTGAGCGTAGGACAGTGGCACGGTCATCTTTTCTGGCTCACGCTTGTTGCGGGCACGGATGTCGTTAGCGTCAGGTGTGCGAACGGAGCGATAAGTGTCGAGTGCCTTGTCCCAGGAGTCATAATGGGATGCCATCACACCACGTGAGCGGTTCACGTTCTTCACAAGAAACGAGCAGAGCTCATCCAGCTTTTCGTCTGGAATTTCCTCTTTCAGGCGGGATGTGAGATCTTTGGGTTTCATGCAACAAGTTTAGTCAGTGAACTCGATCCAAGCGGGCTAAGGTCAAGCCAGTTATCTTGATACGCTAGTGCCTCTTGCTTCAGTTCTTCGCGCTTGAAATCAACCCAATCAAGGCCAACTACGCAGGCGCGGTAGAAACATTCCATCATGTGATCATCTTTGTCAACTGGTTTTTCTTTTCCCTTATCCCAACAGTAGGTGTAAAATTCTCGCAGTGTGCGGGAGCAAGCAGAGTTAAAAAACAAGTTCCCCGGCTTGGCAAGCTCTTGCTTTGCCTTCTGAATCCCCGTAGACAGTTCCTTCGGCGCGGGAAGGACATTCAATCCCCGCGAGATAAAAATATCCGCATAGCACTGCCCGTTAATTGGATTTGGAATAAACCCAAGCGGGTCCATGATGATCTGCCAAGGCGTCCGACCCTTAAGCACCGCGTGAATCTGCGTGCAAAGATCCTCAATATAGCACGGAGAAAACAACTCCTGATACATAAACGACTGCCCCGTCGGTGCCGTTGCCCAAAACTGCACCGCATGAGGCGTGCGTGGGTGTGGATCAATAAACACCCTAACCGTGTAGTTGTCTGGTGGTTCATCAAAATCTTTCCACCCAAGCGGAAGCTTCGTATAAACATGCTTCTCCTGATCAAACTCCGGATAAACCAACCCTTGTGAGTTCTTCGGCAAACCGTAAATTCGACTAGCCCGCTCAGATTCAGAAAGCGTCTTCGCATAAAGATCCACCTCAGATTTATCCAACGTCGGGTTGTCATAACTAGAGCCTGTCATAATCCAACACTCCGGTTTCTGTTCCCAAGAGAACCCACTATCAAACGAGCTCTTCATCATCTTCACAGGCAGAAAGAACTCATTAATCCACTGCTCTGAAATCGGTGTGCAAGTGAACCAAGAGCTCCCCTTTGTATCCATCAACCCGCGTGAATAAGCCTTCCACATCGCTTCTGGAATCGGTTCATCCACATGAATCCAGTCCCACTGAGAACTCTCCCCACCCAGCGGATTTGCCATAAAGCTCCTCACAGTGTCAAGTTCAATCGTGGAAATCGTCCCCCAAATGTTCTTCACCTTAATAATCGACACCTCCCCCGCTTGATTCTTAATACAAGCTTCCACCCGATCTTTCGGCAACATGGCCATCAGCTTACCAGTCTCAGGACTAGTGAAAATTTCTCGTGCCTTATCCCAATCCGCCACAAGGATCACACCTTTTGTTGCTCTCCTTGGTATTCCAAGATGACGGACCGGATCATCTTTGGCACACCAAAGTCGAGCACCAAGAGCAAAAGAGCAGTCTTCCGCAGCCCCGCAAGTGGATTTTCCAAAGCGATTTCCTGTGCGGAGGTAGCGATGTTTGTGACCGGCGGCTGCGTGGAAAAGGGCTTGTTTGGAAGAAGGACGATAGGCTACAACTCCATAGGCTTCACGGAGTTGTTTTAAGCGACGAAGCTTTTCTAATCGTTCCTGGACTTGCGGGTCGACCATAGGCTTAAGCGGTTATTGCCGAAAGATGAATGTGATGTTCTGGATTTGCTGCAACGTGGGAAAGGAAACCAGAAGTGTGGATAAATGGTCGCACGCCCCAGATCTCACCGTTGTGGCGCTTTACTGGAGTTTCTGCGAGAGTATCAGATAGGCGCGGTGAACCCGTGCTCATTAAATATCCGCCAGCTGAAACGCTGCCGGAGGTTGGGACAATTGCGACGCCATTGCCATAAGTGTCATGGGCTACGTTTTCAGCGTAGGCAGTCCCGATGGTATTTCCATAGGGGGAATCCATAAAGACAGGACTGCCGTTCGAGGAATTGCTGTCATGCAGGTTCCGCCACATGCCCATGGCATAGGTCTGCGCCATAACGCAAGACGGGTGATAGCCATAGGCATGTCCCGTCAGGCTCGATGCGGTGTCTGTGGCATTGGCATTGGCCGCGCTGGTCGTCCACACGCCCGTGCTGGTATTCCAATCACTGCGCCAAAGTTCCAGCACAGTGCTGGATTTCACTGCATGGATGAAACTCCCAGCCGGAACGTTTGGAATCGCCACCGGCATCCCAGGATAGCAGCCAGTTGTTGAGTCTACTGTCACGAGATTGGAAGTAGAAGAAACAGATACACCAGTAAGTGCCACTGGTGCAAGCACGCTAGTGATCGAAGCTAGTTCACGACCGTTGGAATCTTTTAATTTATAAGTAGCTGTTGCCATAAGTTAAATTTCTATTTGCTTTGGAATTTCTGGTGGAAGCACTGTTCCACGGGTGTAATAAAAACCACCGTCTCGCTCATCCACCTCAAGAAATCGAGGGTGTGAAACCCAAGTGGTCATGTTTGTTTTTGGAAACACAGAAGGCAAGCGCCAGTTTTGAACTGCTGGCTTAGTGCCAAAGTTTGGAACCAGTTCAATCTCTACAGCCAGCTCAGGCACCTCCAGTTCTGGATGCAGAGCGGTTAAGTTCTGGTTCATTCCAAGGAAGCTATAATAAACTGGCATCGGCCTAGGTTCCGTGGCATAAAGGCTAGTGATCGGCGTGGATGAAAAGAATTTTTCCACAATCACTTCAGTGTTATAGTCACCGCCTTTGATCAACTTATAACGATCGAAATACCGCTCTGTTGTGGTTGTGTTTGTTGTTGCTGTTGCACCTGTTTTGCCTCGTTCTGTTGAGACCACTTTACCTTTAACTCCGTAAAGTGACACAAGCACATCAGGCCAATAAACAACTCGCCAAATCTGCGCGGGGTCTTTAACCGTTTCCAGCTGCGCGGTTTCATCTTTGGCTTTAAGGAATATGAATCTCAACGATCCGCCTGCTTTTGAAAGCTGCTCGCGGTAGACGTATGAGCCAAAACCCTGCGTGATTGCGTCACCCTTTGGAACATCCTCTGTGGACATAAAGTTTTCCAAAGTTGTATTCTCAACCAGGTTAGTGTTGGCGTTAAAGTAACGCTCAGGAACCCACAATACAAGTGCGCGGTCATTCACTGTGCCTTCAATTGGCACAATCTCATACTTTCCTTTTTCGTTTGACGCGCTCATTTTAGTGACTCGTAAACTTTCTTCATATACTCCGAATGGGAGTGCCAGACCTCATCCACCTGCGGAGTGTAAGCTCCATCAACTGTTTGAACCTTTGCTCCGGCTTTCAAGTGCAGCGATGGTGGCGAGTAAAGTGTCATGCTGTTTTCTTGCGTTTGCGAGTTTGACTTGCAAGCGGTTAAGCTTAGCCCGCTCACCAGGCAAAGAACGACCTTCCAGTTCAATGATTTCATCAGTCAGAGATTCGATGTTAATAGATTGCCGCCACAGCAACCAAAGCGGGAATGCCCACAAAGCTGCAGTGGCGGCTTGAAAAAACGCAGTGATGGCACTGGTGAAGGGCATTACTTATTCCCAGTTACAGTGCTATCCTTAGCAGCCAGCAAGCCAAGACCCGCAAGAATCCCAACTACTTTAGCCACTTCATCCGCATATTCTGGCAACCACGTTGAAGTGATCACCCCAGCAATTGCCACGATCCCAGCGAGGGAAGTTTTCCAGTTCTTAAGAATGTTATTCATAATTTCAAAGCATTTCTGCGGCTCCATCACCGCTTGTGATTGTAATTGCCTTAAACCGCATAGGCCTGTAAAGCCCCGCGGGCAAGGTCTTTCCAACAATGTCAGAGTCTCCCGTGTAGTCATCAGCAAACGTGATCGAGGCAATAACCAAATCACTCCAAACCTGCAGGCCGAAGTAAATCTGCTCACTTGCCGTGATCCCGTTGCTGGAGCTCACATAAGTAAACCCTTTGTCAGAATGGTCTCGAATTTGTCGAATCATAAAAGAAAAATTAGGTGTTAGTTTTGTTGGGTTTCAGTGAGTCGGAGGTCTGCTTCCAAGCGGCGCATTTCTGCAGCCGGA